GCTTCAAGCCGAGGAGACTTGCAGGCGGCTCTTGACGAAGCTTGGCTACCACTTCGGTCAATAGATCGGCGCGAGCAGAGTCCAATTCAGCGCCATTTTCAAGCAAAGTGATGGCTTCAGCGAGTTCGTCGGCATTGGTGTTGGTTCGCTCAGCCAATATCTCGAAGCTGCGAACGCTCGCCGATGTGGCGGGGTATGCAGGCCAGCCAGTCACGACCGAGACTTCGTGCAGACGGACGGCGTGTAATTCACGCACCGAACCATCGTCTGACCATGTCTCGCCTTTCGGTGGCACGCTGAAGCCGAAAGACATGGAATCAACGTCACCACGCTGCAAGAGCACGCTCAAATCGCGCCCAGCGGTGGTGTCTGGCAAATCAGCATCGACTAGCAAGCCTTTGTCATCTTCAACTAGGCGTAAGGTCTTTGCCCGCGTCGATGCCAAGACAATGTCTGAGTTGTGGTTTAGGAACATCCGAATCGAGTTGCGTGAACGCAGGCTTTTTGCGAATGCCCCGGGCTTGATGTATTCACGAAAGCCCATGTCTTCGGACGGTGAGTTGAATACGGCGGCATAGCCTCGAAATGTCATTGGCACATCGCCGGGTGCATCCTCGGTCTGGCGCATTTCTATGTCTGAGAAATGAACCTCACGCACTTCTACTGCTTGCTTCATATCTACCCCCGAAGAATCCTTAGCACGCATGTTAGCGATAAATGCGGGTGCACTAATAGCACGCTCGGCTTGAATCTGCTCCGACTTTCGCTCGAACCATGCTCTTGCTGGCGCAGGGTTTAGCGGATTGATGCCCCAAAGATAGTGAGCCACAGCACCCGGGCCGGGGAATTCATCATTGGTTGCATTCGAGTTTTGTGGTGCATCTAGGTCTGGCTCATGACGTGCGCCCCAAGCTGCGGCTCGCACTACCTTGTCTTCGCTGACTTCTCCGCGTGCCATTGCTCGGGCTTCTCGCACGGTGGCTGAGACAAGTCCATCGCCTGCCAATCCTTGTGCGTAATATTCCAAGCCCTTTGCGGCAGCGTTGCGAATGTATTGGGGCACGTCTAGATCGATTTGACGGTCTTCTAAATCATCGTCATCATCATCTGGTTGCCATGCGTTGCAATAGTGGTCGCCTCGAACGTAGTCATTCCAACGCTCGCACCATGCCATGTCATCTTGCACTATGTCTTCGTTGTAGAAAAAACAATTGCCACAAGCGCGGCCTTCTGGCACATCCTCAGACAATGCTGGTCGGTAGTTGTCAGGTAGTGCTCGGTCTTCGTCTGCTACTGGCAGTGGGTTGATTTTGGTCAGCGTTGAGAAGCGATGACCGACCAAAACATCGCTGGCACGCCAACCGCCTTCTACTGGTCGCCAGACTCGAATCAAAGCTGCGGGGTCATCCTCTGAGCCTTGAATGGTGAAGTCAGAATCAGGCACGTTGATGACACCATCACGAACGATGCGACGAACATCGCCGCGTGCCCTGCCGCCTGATGAATTCCATGAGACGAAGTCACCGATGCTTAGTTCGTCTGGCTCGGCTCGCTTATATTTGATTTTCTTTGCCACGTAACGCTCGCCACCGGGTTCGATGCCTTCAGCGATGCTGACAGCCACCATCTGATCAATGGCATCTTGCTTTGAGTCGTGGCAACCGATAACTTCGCCGTCATCTTTGATGGTCGCCCAACCTGCACAATCTGGCGATTCGTCGGTGATGAAGTAGGGCATTAGAGAATTTGCCTCACTACGCCACAATTCAAGCCGTCATAGTTGGTCGTCGCCCAAATCTCAGCGCCCGGTGTTAGGTCGATGTGCTCGGTTTCAGCGTTATCAATATGCACACCGTTTGCCTCGGTTACATCTGAACCGCCTAAGAAAATGTAGCGATTGCTGCTTTTCTCTTGATTGTGAATCATGACCTTTTGCCAATTGCTGTTTGATTGAACAATCAACGTGGCAACGCCAGTGCCCAATGTGAATTGTTGAGATGAAAAGCTCATTACTCCACCTCGTAAACGGATTGTGGGTCTATGGGGTCAATCTGTGATATTTGCTGCAATTGTGTCGAAGGTAGGCCAGTGTGCTCGATGGCAGGCAAGCCCACAGCTGCAAGCACCTCTGCTGGGTTGTAACCAGAGAAGACAAGGCGTTGAGCGATTTCGGCACGCTTTGAGAGTTCTACCAGATTCGCTGCTGGCAAATCGACGTTGGCCAATGGCACGCGATACACATCGCCACCTTCGGCGGGTCGCAGGTCTTCGAGGCGGCGAACATCGTTGATGCTCAAAAAGCCTGACTGCAAGCCAGTCGAGAATGCCGCGTAGCGGGTCTGAATGTCGCCGCGAAGCAACCCATCAACGTTGAATTTGATGAACGCACCTTCTGGCAATAAGCGCGAGTAAGCGATTTCAATCTTCTCGATGTAAGGCCGCAATGTGTAAGTCACGAATTGGATTGCGTTTTGCTCTACCGATGCGTAAGACATAGCACCGGGCTTTGCAACCTGAATCATGTGCAAGGGCACACGAAACACCCGAGCAATTTCTTCGACTGAAAACTCGCGGCTTTCCAGCATCTGTGCTTCATTTGGATCAACGCCAGTCTTCTGAAACTTCGCACCACCTGACAAGACACCGGGTCGGTGTGAGCGACGAAGGCCGCGATGTGCCTGCTCGTAAGAATCGACCAGTGACTTCGCCTGCTCCTCGGTCAAGTTGCCGGGGAATTCGATTAGCCCAGAAGTGATTGAGCCTTGACCAAAGAAACGTGCAGAGAATTCTTGAAGTGCAGCCGATAGACCTAGCGACTCCCTGACCTGCTCGATGCGAGATACGCCGCGAAGTTGGCCCGGCAGTTTCAGCTCGGTGATGTGAATCATCTCATCGCGGGGCACGATGCTTTGACCGTTGTCGATGCTGTATTGAATGTTGGCTATTTTTGTGCAGGGAGAAAAGTCGCCTTCC